GGTCGTCGAGGAAACCTTCGAACTGCAGCTTCGGCGCGCTGATCTCTTCTTGCGCGTTGCCGGTGTTCTGCAGGCGCAGATCGGCGTGCTGCGGGGCCATGAGGTAAGGCGCCAACCGTTGTCGTTCTTGACCCTCCAGGCGCGGCTTGTGGAGCCCGCGCCGAGTGAGCGGCAACACCGGGATGAGCATGAAGACCGCCGCGGTGCGCGGCACCAGGGCTTCAATGATCCGTCCCTGCACCGTTGGCTGCCGCGGACTCGCGTGTGGGCGCAGCTCATGACACTGCACCTGCAGGTTCTTCACCTTCTCCCACAGGTCATCGGTGACGATGACGCACAGCGACCAGGGAAAGACCTTCGGCATGATGGCGCGCTGGGCATCACTGAAGAAGTACACGATGTCGAAGGGGAACTTCTTGACCAGAGACTTCAAGACGCGGAGTTTGAAGATCGTCTGCGATTCCATCGATTGAACTTTCTGGGACTAAAGACGTCCCGCTTCGGCCAACCGTAACCAAGACGACTGTGCAACGTCGCAGGATGCAAACCCAAGCGCTGTGCCCAATCTTGTAGCGGGAGACGAACACCGAGGTAGCACAACCAACGCGTTGTACGCCTATTGCGTGCTTGTTGTGCTGTCGTAGCCCAATAGCAATTTCGAGGCGTATAACCCCGATTGTTCTTGCGACGTTCAAGCGTAGTCCCTGGTGGACGACGCCCCATGTCTGCAAGAAAATTCGCAAACGATTGCCACCGTCTACAGACACGAATGCCACGACCACCGTAGTGGTGATACTGCGGATGCCGTGAGTTGCGACAACGGTCGTGCATCGCTAACCAACGACTGTATTCAGCACTGCGTTCTTGTCGCTGAATACCTACGCGACGACCACTTTCACCGTGTGTGCGCAACAACTCTCGACGCAAACAACCACAGGATCGAGACCGTCCTGACCGTAAATCGTCGAGTCCGACTTTACGGATTACGCCACACCGACAACGGGCCAGAACACGTGGATGCTTACCCAACGGTGTAGGAAACTGCAGGACTGTCCAACGTTCGTATCGTCTTCGCATGTCTTGTACTATACATCTTCCATGCAAAGCCCGATACCATAGTCAGGACACGGCACCGAGTGGTTCGGGGTGTACAGCCAGATGACCGGGATTGGGACCCGGTTCTCCGGCTCCGGCGCCGGGGCGTAGCCGTCAGTGCAGTAGACCAGGACGTCACAGCCCTTGTCGCCCTGCAGGTGCTGCTGCACGTGCTGGAAGACTGGATTGAAGTCGGTGCCGCCCCGGCCCTTGATGGTGAGGTCGACGTCGGCTTCGGACTTCACGTCGTAGACGGTCTGCAAGTCGGCGTCGCAGTAGATGACGTTGAGCGCCACATCGCTCTCCATACGCACGATGTTGATGAGCTCGGCGATGCCCCGCTCCAGCTCAGCGGTGCCCATCGAACCCGAAGTGTCCAGCGCGAAGTAGATCGAGAAGCGGCGATCGCGGGCGCGACCCGGGAAGGGCAGCACGTGCGGGATGCCGAACATGCGGCGATTGGGACGTGCCATGCCCCGGGCCAGCTTGGTCTGCCGGGTGCGCATGACCAACGTGCGCAGCAAGGATGGCCAGGGGATGGTGGGCCGCGCCAGGTACTTCTTCAGCAGCTCGTCGATGCCCGACGGAATCGTGCCCCGGTTCTTGGCGTCGCGGTTGTGCTCCTCGAGCGCCTTCTGGACCACGTTCTTCGCTTCCTGCTGCATCCGATCGGCGAGGCCCTGCAGTTCCTCGGAGGTCGCGCCTTCGAGCTCGCTGGTCCAGCGGTCGTGAGATCCCCCGGCCGCATCCTTGAACGCTTGCTCGAGACCTTCGACACCCATGCCCCCCGTGACGTGTACGACCCGTACCCGCTTGAGCAGAGCGATCTGGTAGACCTCGTAAGGTTGGTTGCGCGGCAGGTTGAACTGGTCCGGGATGAGGAACGGGCTGTCTTCAGGTTCCTTCGACCCCGGCGTACCGTAAAAGGGCTTCGCCATCGACGACTTGTCAAAGTCCTTCTCGCTGCGGATGAGCTCGTTGTCAGCACAGTCAGCAGCGATGTTCATCACCGCGTGGAAGCGCCGCTTCTCCGTGTCACTGGTGACGGTGCTCAACAAATTGAGGTAGCGGGTCAGGTGGTCACAGATGAGGTGGATGAGCTCGTGCTGGCAGATGAGGCGCAGCTTGGTCAGCGAGATCTTCTTGATGTAGTCAGGGTCGTAGTAGAGGCAGGGCCGCCCTTCACGGCTGATGCCGACGCCCAGTGTGCCCAGTCCAGGCACGGCGATGCGATGCAACGCACTCACGACCCGCGCGCAGTAGTCGCGCACCTGGCTCGACAGGAGGTAGGTGAAAGCCTGTTCCAGTGTCGTATTCATCAGTTGCCTTGGTTCCCTCTTGCACCCATCGTGAATTTACCGGAGAATAGCCGCAGGAGATGGCCATGGACATCCGCGACCAGTACCACGACCCGGCCTACGGTACGCTGTACCATCTACTGCAGGCCCGGCCCACGGCCGCCGCCTTCGTCAAGAGCGCGGAGCTAGACCCAGCCCACGCTGCTGACCTGCCCGACACGGCCTTCGCCTGGCCGGCGCGCCGGCTGTTCCCCATCGACTCGGCGGAGAACACCGTCCTCTCGTCGCTGTACCGGGAGAAGACGGCGGCGGTGCCGGCGGAGGTCGATGCGGAACTCGAGCGCGCTCAGGACATCTACAACGTGCGCGGAGTCGTGGTCCAGGCGTGCCAGGAAGCGCAGGCCGCCGAGCAGGTGAAGACGGCGGCCGCTGAGACGACGGCCGTCTACCTGCTGCCACAGCACCACCGGCTGCGCGTCAAGACCGCCGCGGACGTCAAGGTCGCCGAGAAGCTGCTGATCCAGCAGTACGACCGGCTGTCCATGGAGGACCGCGCCGAAGGCTTCACCAACCTGGTGAAGGTCGCGCGGGACCTGAACGTCGGGCTCGAACCGATGACGCACCGCATGGCCGGCATGACGGTCTGCACCACCAAGGTCGCGGCTGACCTCATCGAAGCGCGGCGCATGGCCACCAAGGAACCGCTGTTCCAGCAGGCCTACGTCAAGCTGGCGAGCGCCTTCCGCGGCAAAGGCGAGTTCATCCAGGACCGTGACCAGTTGGTCGCGGCCGCCGACGCCCTCGCCCGCCTCGACAAGGAAGCTGGCCTCGACCGCCTCTACGACCGCAAGCTCCCTGACGCAGTGCAGACGATCTTCAACACCACGAAGCTCGCCGAGCCGATGATCGATCTGGCGGGCCGCGAAGTCACGCTCAGCAAGCTGGCGGCGCTGCCATCGACGTTCTGGGAAGACGTGGTCGGCAAGGATTTGCTGCGCGACATCACTGACGGCAGCGGACGCATCGATCACACCAAGCTCGGCCAGGTGCTCCACACCCTGCCGCTGGACCTGAAGCTGATCCTCAAGCACCAGGTGCCGTGACGTGGCGCTGAGTCTCGCGCAGGTTGAAGCCCAGCTGCTGGCGGTGGCCCAGACGCCGCGCCGCTCAGCGAAGACCGCGGCGGCGAAACCTACCGCGGCGGCGGCGAGCGTCCAGCGGCGCGATGCAGCGCAACTGCTGGCAGATGCCGGGGCATCGGCCAGTGGCTGTCTCCAAGCATTCGAGCTGCTCTGCGGTGAAGGCTTCCGGGCCTGGGAACCCGAGACGCTCTGGCTGACGCTGGACCGTCTCGGCGTCGATCTGCCAGTGGTCAACCGAGACAAGATCCTGGCGGGGATCACCCTCGGAATCGTGCCGGCCTTCTGGTGGGAGGTCCACGCCTTCGAGAACACCGTCTTGGCTTTCAACGGACTCGTCAGCCTGCCAGAAGCGTTGCAGGAAGCCACGCCGGCGCAGATGGCTTGGGGCGTCTTCGAAGCCGAGATGATCTACCGCGACCTCGGCGACGAAGAACCCGAGTTCGATCGCGAGCCGGTGTTGTACGCCGCCACCGTGCTTCACCGCGCCGGCTACGTGCGGGCGCCGGACCTGCTCCACTTCGCCCAGCGTGAGCTCGACCGGTTCAACAAGAATGGCAGTGGGCTCACGGTCACCGAAGTGGACACTGCCTGGAAAGCGCTGAAGAAGCACCCCCTCGAAGAATGCAGCTTAGGTGAGACGGCCCTCGACGTGCAGCTCGGCCGTTTAGCGAGCGTCGAGCTGTGGGTCGAGGAGATGCTCAAACGCTACCGAAGCGACTTGGCGAAGTTGCGCTAGGCCAGCGGGTCCGGCCCGCCGCCTTCCTTCTGGGCCTGCTGGAGTGCGTCGGTGATGCCGCGGATGTGGCGCTGGTAGCTCTGCTGCTTCGCCAGCTCCTTGCTGAGTTCCGACAGGTAGGACGAGACGTCGCTGATGCCCTCCTGCGCCGCACGCAGCTTGCTGGCGATGAACGAGACCGCGAGGTCCGACGGCAGGTCACCGAGGAACAGCGCCAGCTTCGGGGCCACGTCCTTCGGCCCAGGCTTGGTGCCGAGCAACATCGTGGCCACGTTGGAGCACAGCTCGCCGAGAACGTCGTGCCGCGCGTCCTCGACCAGCTTCAGCACCTTCTTGCGCACGGTGCTCTTCTCGCTGTACTTGCCGAGCACATCCGCCGTGGCGATGACTACGGCACGGTTCTTCATGTACTCGCAGAACTGCGAACCCGTGACCTCGCCGACGTGCCCGCAGATGCAGGCTTGCAGCGCGTCGCTGATGCCACTGCCACTGCTACCACTGCCGCTGTTTTCGAGGATGCCGGACTCCTCCGCAGCGCTCAGCAGCTTGCTGACCTTTTCCCAGGTGGCGGGCGACGGATAGACCTTCCCCGCCAGGCGCAGCTTCGGATCGTAGAGCGCGACGTTGTTGTCCTGGATGTAGTCGACAACGTGCGAGTGGAACTTGCCCCGGGCGTAGGACAGCCACCCCGCGACGTTGCAGGTGACTGCGACGAAGCACAGCCGGCGCTTGATGGCGGGGTCCTTCTCGGCCTCGTTGACCGAGTAGGCGCCGTCGGAGGGGTTCATCGCCGCGATGATCTGCGTGCCCGCCTTGATGACCTCGACGCCGTGAACCTGCCCGTCCTCCATCAGCGTGAAGAACGTCTTCACCGTGCCCTTCTCGCCGCGGTTGTACTCGTCGAAGAAGAGTCCGCACTCCGGCGGCAGGTCGAACAACTCGCGGTTGATGAGGAACTCCATGGTGCCGTTGCGCCGCGTACGCTCGTCGAGGTGTGCGATCGTCCGCGCCGTCTCGAGCACCTGTGACTCGAGACTCCGAGCGATTTCCTTGAACTCGTCGTGATCACCCTGCGTACGCACGAACAACGCGAGCTGCTGCATCTGGGTCGCGCGCTGCAGCAGGTCGCTCTGCTTGGCTTGCGACGGATACGGCACGGCGATGTCCTCCGGCTGGAGATGCTGGAGGTAGAAGGCGAGCAACGGCACCGAAGTCGTCCACTCCTTGTTCTTCCAGGTGAACGGCTTGCGCGGCCGGCGCCGTGCGAACACCTGCCGGACGATGTGGCTCTTGCCGATGCCGCTCTCGCCCACCAGGCAGATGACGTTGCCGGTGTCGCGATTGGCGTCGATGGCGGCCATGGCCGCCTGCAGACCAAAGAGAGGGATGCCGAGCTTGCGGTAGAACGTCTCCTCGGCGTTTTCGTCGAACTTCTTGGCCATCGTCACTTCTCCTCGGGGGTGCGATCATCGAGGTAATCGCGCCCTGGGTAAAGCTTCACGTGGTCGGTGAGGTAGGCCACGGCGCCATCACCGTGTCCGAGAGCCATGAGGAACGCGGCCAGGTTAGCCGCGTCCGTGGAGTTGTGCATGTGCAGCTTCTCCATGAGGTAGCTTGGCATGATGTAGCCGCTGAGATCGAACGCATAGAAGCCGCCCCAACTGGTGCCCATCGTCCACAGCCCGACGAACGTGTAGCCACCAGGGCAGTCAGGACGCCCGACTTCACAGGCCAGTGTTTCGTCGAAGAGGCACACCGTAAAGCGCGTACCGCGAGCACAGAATTCGACCAACACCGGATACGTACGCGCTTCGAGGAGACGTGCAACTTCGGCAACGCCAGCGGGCTTGTCGAGATGGACTTCGCCTGCCCATTGCGGCTTCTTTACGGAGTTGGTATCGTGGGTCTTGGAACCCATGGATATTCCTCCACAACTGCGCTCGGACTTGGCACAGCGCCTGCTGTACCTGGATGGACAACCGTTCTCGCTCGGGGATTACCCCTTCTACCACGCCATCTACGACGGTAACTACCAAGGCATGCTGCTGAAGTCAGGCCGACAAGTCGCGAAGTCGACGACGCTGTGCAACTTCCTTATCAGCGAAGGCATCGGGACCAGCCACTTTCGCAGCTTGTACGTGTCACCGTCGCAAGAGCAAACCCGCAAGTTCTCCAACACCCGCGTCGGCAAGGTGTGTCTCTACTCCCCGCTGATCAAGCAGTACTGGGTCGACGCCTCCGAGCTGAGTCAGCGGACCATGCTGCGCATGTTCCGCAACGGTTCCGAGATTTCGTTCACCTACGCACTCGATGATCCTGACCGCGCGCGTGGCAACACGGCGGACCGGACGTGCTACGACGAGGTACAGGACATCCTGTATGAGCCGGTCATCCCCGTCATCAACGAGTGCTTTGACGCTGCTACGGAGGTGCTGACGACTACTGGCTGGCGCCGCGTGGCAGAGTTGACGGAACAAGACTGCGTGGCCGACATCGATGCCCAGGGCACCATTCACTGGCACCAGCCGACGCAGATGCTTCAGCGTCAGCACCGGGGCACGATGTACACTTTCACGCACGCCGGGATGTGCCTGCGGGTTACGGACACTCACACTATGTGGGTTAACCTCCGCGGTGAAAGCCGGTTCATGCACCTCGACGAATACCGTTTCTTAACTGCGCGCGAAGTGATGGCCGCCGCCGGTGAAAGTTTTCGTTTCACAGGACCGACGGGAACGGTGACCAACCCCCCTCCACCGTGCCGGCACTTCCCTGGAATTGCTACCGCTCACGGCCCCAATCGCACTGGTGTAACGCTTCCCTATCCCGCCTTGGCGCGACTGGTAGGTTGGTATCTAGCGGAGGGGTCCATCATCTGGGCACGCAAGAACGGCAAGCGTAGCTGCCCCCGTCCGTGTATCACCCAGAGTGAAGGCCGGTACCTCAACGACATTCTCGAAACTGTGACCGCGTGCGGGCTGTCCTACTCCGTGGAGTCGAACAGCAAGAAACCTTGGATCAAGCGAGTAGTCATCAACTCGCGCCTGCTGGGCGAGTTCTTCTTGCCGCTGGGAAAGACGGCCGAGAAGTCGATCCCTCCCGAGTTCTTTGAGTACCCCGCGCTGCTTGAGATACTGCTGGAAAGCCTGTACCTGGGGGATGCGGCGTCCACTAGCGCTACCTGGGATCACTGGACGCTGTACACCGTATCTCCACAGCTTGCTGACGACGTGCACCGTGCGTGGACACTCCTGGGACGGTCGCCACGCGTGCGCGTACGCGCCGACGTTCCAGGACAAACGGGGTACGAGGTCTGTGCCTACACCGATAACTTCTTCATCTTCTACCGACGTCAACACCGCGTCCTGGAAGAGACCGTGAAGGATGAGACGGTCTACTGCTTCACGGTACCGTTTCATCGTCCCGTGGTTCGTGGCGGCTTTGGTCAACGCCCTGTTGTAACTTCCCAGTGCATGGGCAACTCGGAGTACGGCTACGAGACCTACGCCGGCACGCCCAAGACCTTGGAAAACACCATCGAGTATCTCTGGTCCATCTCGACTCAGAACGAGTGGATCATGAAGTGCGATGGGTGTGGTCGCCACAGCTTCATCGACAACGCGAAAGCGGTGGGCAAGGTCGGCCCCGTGTGTGTGAAGTGTGACCACTCACTGAACCCGCGTAACGGACAGTGGTACTCTTTCAAGCCAGAAGCAACCCTGACCGGTTTCCACATCCCCCAGCTCATCTTGCCGCGCAACGCTGAGCAGCCCAACCGCTGGCAACGCATTCTGACTAAGCTGGCCCGCTACAGCGACACGAAGTTCAAGAACGAAGTCCTGGGCATCAGCGACGCTCTCGGCGCACGCATCGTCTCGAAGCAGGAGCTCGAAGCGCTGTGTGAAGACTACGATATCTATCGGCAACCCTCACCGGGCGTCAACCTGGAGTACCGCCACGTCGTTGGAGGTGTGGATTGGTCGGGCGGTGGCACCGAAGGCGTGTCGCGTACCGTCGTCTGGATCTGGGCCGTCACCAAGAACCACCAGCTGCGCACGCTCTACTACCGCGTTTACCCCGTCACCAGTCCGGTGAGCATCGTCGATGACGTAGCGGAAGCCTTGCAAGCCCACCATGTCGAGCTGGTGATCGGTGACCGTGGTGAAGGCCACCTGGCGAACGATCTCTTGGCGCAGCGTCTGGGGTCGAACCGCGTCTCTCAGGTGATGTACGGCGCCCAGGCCCGGACGATTTCCTGGAACGAGAAGGGGTTGTTCTACACCGCAGACCGCACCACGTTGATGGACAACTACTTCATGGTGCTGAAGCGCCAGGGCGTCATCTTTCCCCGGCTCAGCTGCATGCTTGAACCGATCACCGACATCCTCAACATCTACGAGGAGGTCACGGTCAACGGCAAGAAGGTCTGGCGGCATGCGCCGACCCAGCCGGATGACTGCTTCCACGCACAGCTCTTCGGCTGGCTCGCCGCCAAGGTGCTGCTGATGGACCTGACCTTCACTGGTTGAGTCCCTGCTACGATAGTGCGCGCCTTCGAGAGCTTGCAAGAAGGCGAGGTTTGCTTTCCGGGGCTTCGCGCCACGGAAAGGAAACCGAAGCCGCCGCAGCGAGTTCTCGAAGGGTAGTGCTTCCGGTACTCGCGCTGCAACTCTTGGCTGCACAGATGACGACGTAGCGTCGTCGGGCCACTGGTGGGTCACACCCTCTCCCAACAGCAGTTCTTTACCAGGGACTGAGAAACCGGTCTACTTCGTTGGAAGCGACGCGGCGGGTCCTCGAGGTCTGCAGGTGGTTCGGCGTCTCGATAACCGCGGGAACTGCACGAGGAGTGGAGTAGCTCGTCGCGGCGGATCCGATCAGATCAGGGTTCTCGCAGAGAACCAGACCTGAATGCCGGCGTGGCACCGGCGGCCTTTGCAGGACTAACTAGACCGGTACGTAGCATCACAACTTCCGTGCACTGCCCACTTCGTTTGCGTTTAGCGCCGGCGGAGGAGTTCCGTTGGCGACCTGCACCCACTTCGTTTCCCGGATGTGCTTGAGCACGTCCATCCAGTTTACGCAGTAAAGCACATTAGTGGCGGTGTAGCACCGCCTGCACTTTCGAGTGCTCTGGGTGAAAGCGATCCACTTCGTTGCGGCGGGCCGCGGTGGCCGCCTCGAGGTGACGTCGAGGGAGCTCGCCGGCAGTGGTGAGGCCTATTTCGCGCAGAATTCGCGATAGCGGCTCGATCGGATCCGATCCGGTCGAAGACCACAGGCCAAAAAGCCGGCGTGGCGCCGGCAGCCTTTTCAGGACGGTACTGGATCGCATGCCGTGCACGGCGGCTACGACACTACGCTACGATTGGGGTGTGGCGTGCGCCGCGTTGATGGCGCGCGTCTTCTCGATGACTTGTTCTTCGCGGGAGTCCGACGTGGGCACGAGCCCTTCCAGGTGTGCACGCACATCGACAGAGACCGACAGCACCGGCGCGTCGTCGGGTAGATCCGCTTCGATGTGGTGGTAGGCGGCGCGCATCCGGAATTGATAGAACCCGCGGCGATTGGCTTCGATGAACTCGGGGTAGCCCATGATCTCAGACAGTTGCGGCACCGATTCACCGATGCAATTCATCTTGTAGAGGATGAACTCGAAGCCCGCGAAGGCGATGGGGAAGTAGTGGACGCGGCCTCGTTCGACGTTCGGATCGATGAAACAGGGGCTGTGCAAATAGGCCCGGTGGAGGTCTTCGCTCGTGACCAGTCCAAGAATCGGACCGCGCACGGTGTGGAAGACCTTCATCTCTTGGCCGTCCAACGTCGCCTTGGCGATCTGATAGACGCCCAGCCACCCCGCCACCTGCTTGAGGTTGTCATCGACTGGGTGGAGCGTCTCCCACTCCGCCTTGTCAGCTTCCCACTGCGCCCGCGCATCCTTGGTCGCCTGCCAAGCTACACGCGCTTCTTCCGTGGCATCGGGCACCAGTTCGCCCAGCTGCGATACTTCCGGCTTCGGGAACGGCGGTGGCGTCACCGCCTCCACCTTGATGATGGCCTCCGCTGGCATCTTGGCCAGGTCCTCGTTCGACATGATGCGGGTCTCGCCGCGCTTACCGATCACGAAGCGCATCAGCGCCAGCTTGTGACCGCCGACCTCAGCTTCGACGGTCTCAACTTCATTCAGTGGCGACTTCTTGGATCTCAGATCGGAACTCGTCGTCCGTGACGACTTCGTCTTCTCCTTGCTCATCGAGGTCTCCTGTGGTGATGAGTGTTGGCAGTGGATGTTTCTCGAGGTACTTCTTGATGTCAACTGTTTCGCCGTAGCTCGGTCCGACTTCCACGTCCCACAGGAAAGGCACCGGGAGCCAAGGACAGGCTTCGGCGACCCGGCGTGTACCGTACTCACGCATTACCTCGGGCACCTGAGAGACGTACTGTGGCGGCACGCTGAAGACGAGACTGTCGTGCACCGTCGCGTGGAAGAAACCCCGCAGGTCATGCGAGATGATCGGAAAGACCTGGTTGAGGACCCACAGCACGATGTCGCTGCTGGTTGATTGGATCTTGAAGTTAACAGCTTGCCGAAAGCAGCGTGACGCGAAAGACTGGCGGTCGGCCAGCGGGAATCGACGCTTCCGCCCCGTGTAGGTGTAGATGTTGTGGAACGCCTTGACCTCAATCTCAGTCGCCTGGATGTAGGCGGGGATCGAAGGATACCGCCGGAAGAGGCCGTCGATGACCTTCTGGGCCTCGTCCTTGCTGATACCAGCAGTCTCAGCAATCTTCGCAGCCTGCGCCCCGTAGAGCGTACCGAACACGACCCTCTTAGTGTTGGTGCGCTGCTTGACCACGGCTTCAGCCACGGCCAGCGCAGTGACATCCTCCGCAGACAACTTCAACCCAGTCTTGGCGAGCTCGATCTTGCGGTCGACGATGTCATCGAGCGTCTGGCGCTGCTGCTCGATGTAGGCATACGTGAAGCGATCGGGGTAGACCTCCGCAGTGAAGTAGGAGTGCGTGTCGAGACCGTCGTTGATGGACTTGATGAGTTCGGCGTCATTCGAGTAGGCCGCGAAGAGCCGTACCTCGGCGCCTTTCGCATCGACGTTGCAGAGCACGTGGCCTTCGAGCGGGATGAAGATCTTCTTGATGTTGACGTCGGCCAGCTTCTTCGGGATGTTCTGCATGTTCTCACCCGAAGAGCTGGTCCGTCCTGTACACGTCCCGACGAGATGGAAGCTCGGGTGCATCCGGCCATCGATGACTGCGTGCTCACGCACATTCGTGAGGAACGGTGACCGCGCCTTGCACGCTTTGCGGTGCCGTACGATGAATCGAGGAAAGTCGTACTTGTACGTGTTGGCCACGTACAGCAACGCTTTCTCGTCAGCCTTGATCTGCCCCTTCGGGGTACGGGCAATCTTCGCACTGCCAGCGTCGACACGAACTTTGCTGCTACCCTCGTAGAACCCGTCGTTGAAGATGATCCGGATGACCTCCTGGGGGTTTCCCAGAACGAAGCGCTGTCCTGCGAGCTGGTAGATCTTCTCTTCGGTTTCCCGGGCGACGATCTCCAGCTTCTTGTCGAGTTCCTCCAGGTAGCCCAAGTCCACCGGGAAACCGGTGTACTCCATCGCCGCCAGTGTCTGGCTCGTGGGGAGTACATGCTCCCGCATGAGTCGGCGTACTGGTGCCGGCGGCGGCGCAGCTTGTAGCGATGCACGCAGCGTCACGTCGTTGGCGTACTCCGTGTCTAGGCGCTTGTGCTGATGAAGGACATGTTGGCGAGTCACATCGGCGTCAACGGCCGCATACAGCTCCAACTGCGGCAGTGGAATCATGGTGTAGTCGAAAGGCAACTGATGCACAGGTTCTTCCGGCGGATGTGGCCGCAGTGGCGCCTTCGGCTTCTTGTCCAACACCGATTGCCGGATGCGGCGCAGTTCTCGGTTGGTCTCGCCGGTCTTGCGCGCTGCCGCGGCCCGAGCTTTCTCGGCCGTGAACTTCTCGCGCCACTTCGACAACGTAGCGTCATAGCTGGCGCGTTCCTGCTCGTAGGCGGTCTGCTGCGTCGTGTACTCCACCAGCGCATGCTGGTACTGATCGACGGCACGGCGGAACGCTTTGTTGGCCTGTGCGCGGGTCATGCTGCCGTGCGTCTCGCGCAGCTCCGCCACCTTGTCCTCGTAGCCTGCGTAGGCAGGTAGGCGAACCCGGGTGAGCATCTTGAGGCCATACGCACCTTGCTTGTCCTCTTCGAGCAAGTGCTCAGCGCCCATCGTGTCCCACACGAAGTTCTCGAGGGGCCAACCGTAGTGGTGACAGATCCCTTGAACGTCGAACTGGCCGTTGTGCAACACCTTCGGCTTCGGACAGGCCAGCACACGTTGCACATGTTGTTTCACCTGCGCCAGTTCTTCCGGCGACCACCACGCCTGCGGATGATCGAGGACGATCGAAGTCGCCTTCAGTTCTGCCCAGGCGAACGAGATACAGATGATGCGGAAGTCCGGAGCGTAAGGCTCCAACGAAGTCGTCTCGGTGTCGACCGAGATCATGTGCTTACCCGGCGGATCACCTTCGTTGGCGTAGTTGATGATCTCGTCGCAGAGGTCCTGCACTTCAGCTACTGTGTGCGGGAACTGGTAGTGCTGCCGGAGGAACTCTTCGGAATGCCGGTGTTGATCCAACCGACCTTCGGCGAGGAGAAATGCGTTCTGCAGGTCGCGTTCCAGTTCACGGAAGAGCCCCTGCTGCGCCAGGACCGCCTTGGGCGAGTAGGTGACGTAGACGTTGAAAGATTTCTCATGTCGCGGCAACGTAAGCAGTGACGCTGTGCCGCGCAGGTCATCGAAGCGCATCTTGCTGCGCCCCAAGACGCTGCGCGCAGCATCCGCGCCGAAGGCGACGATGATGTCGGGTTGGATGCGAACGATGGTCTCTTCGAGACGGTGGCGGCAGTGCGCCGTCACTTCCTTCGGTACGCGGTCGTCCGTCATGCACTGGACCGCGTAGGTGTAGTAGATGCGCAGCTTGTCGAGTCGATCCGGTCCATCGGGTAGCCGCGAATACCGCGCGCGAATCCGCCCGAGTGCCATCCGTACCACGATGCCCGCCCGGTCCTGAAATGCGTTGCCACCGTGAGGAGAAGCGATGGCCGGATGGTCACCGACAAACAAGACACGCGCTTCGTGTTCGCTCGCGTCGGGAACGTAGGCGTAGGCGTAGAAGGGACAACTGCTGCAGTGCGCCGGCTTGCCCGCCGCCCGGGCCGGATCATTGACTTCGGGCCTAGTAGTTGAAATCGTCATCCTTGACACCCTTCTTCGGCGGTGGCGTCGAGGTGTCAGACGCGCCGTCGCCCGTGCTTGTACCCGCTCCCGCGGCTTCCTTCTTGCCCAGCACGTCTTCGGGCTTCGAGAACACGGCCGTCTTCAACTGCTCGGCGTACTCCTGTGACATGTCGATGTCCTCCATACCTTTCAACTTGCCCGGAGTACGGGACTGCGCGGCGTCGTCGAGGTACTCGGTCACCTTGAACGCGGCCACGTTTTCCATGCGGCTGCCGCGTGTCATGTAGGGCAAGAGACGATCCAGAGCTCCGCTCTGGCGCAGCGTCTCGTCGCTGATGTAGTAGTGGTTGCGCACCGAATGGGCCTTCAGCCAATCTGCCGGCCGATGGCTGTACTCCTGAACGCTGCTCAGGATCGTGAAGCGCGCCAGCGCGAAGTCGATGACTATCGCTTCCAGTTCCTTGTCGTAATAGCAGCCCGAAGCGGTACGATTGAGGTTCTCCGGAGTGGGACTGTTGAGGATCGATCCCACCGTTCGCTGCACCGTGTCACCCATGTCGGGCATGCGCACCGCGGGAACTGATAGCACGGTGGTGAGGATGTCTCCGCTCAGCGAGCTACGTGCAATGCGCGACAGATAGGTCCGGTTGAGCCGGAAGTGGTCGCGGAAGAGCACGTCGTACTCGACGCCGGCGTGCTTCATGATCGCCAACGCGCCGTAGTAGTGCTCACGGCTACGCGAGATGTCGCTGAACTCGACGCCCGCACCGTACTTGTACTGCTCAGCGACGTCGTTGTAGATGCGCCGCAGCGCCCGGAGTTCGCGCCACATGATCAACGGCGCATCTTCACGAAGCTTGCGGATGGTGAGCGCACCGAAGGCCTCCAGGAGAAGCACTTCGGGGGTGGGCCGGTTCTCCTGCCGATCCATCTCAATCATGATGGTGCGCGAGAGGTCTTCCGGCAGCTGCGTTTGGCGAATCCCGGCTAACCAGACGGGGTGATGCACGCTGTACTCGACCGGCTGTCCGTTCACGCTACCCTGGATGGTCCGGCCGGCTTCGTTAGCCAGTCCCCGGAAGTGCTGTGACAAACGCTGCACCGTCTGGCTCTTCGGGTCGTGCGCCAAGCCCTTGTCCTCGAACTCGTCGAGGCACAGCGTGATTGTCGAGTTGTTCATCGCCTGGCGCACCCCGGCGACGGTGTAGTTGTCCATCCACAATGCCGGCTGAACGATGTTGATGGCGGGTTTGGAGGTACGTCCGATCAGACCACCGACGAGGAACGTCTTACCGCTGCTGTGCTCCGCCGTGATCATGAGCAGAGGTTGGCGGGCGAAGGCGTCGGCAATGAAGCCTTGCAGGATGAACGCGGCCATGAAGTGCGCCGTGTTCTCGTGGTGCTTGAAACGCCAACCGGTGCTGAGGATCCGGTAGACCAGATCGTAGAGCTCCCGGAAAGACAACCGGGGCACCCGATTGAAGTCGTCCTCGTCCTTGTACAGCGGATAGGCGTCGAGTGGTCGCCGCCCATGCTCAGCGTAGATGACGACGTTGCCATCCGCCGGGCCGTTGCACTTCCGCCACAGCGGGATGTCGCTGTCGCCTTCGTAGGTTCCCTTGAAGAGACTCATGCCCTTTACCACGTAAAGGGTCGTGGTCGTCTTGTCGTCTTCGTCGGTCGTATCGATGACGTGCGTGCCCGCGCTGATGGTCTTCACTTGCGATGTACCCGGCAGCGCATTGGCGAGGCGTTGAACTGCCCACTGCACGTAGGGCTCGAGCATGCGGACACGGTCCGCATAGAAGACCTCGCCTTTGGCCACGCTCTCGGCATACGACATGATGAAGGCGGGTTCGCCGACTTCGTTGCGGATGAAGAGATAGATGTCCTTGCCGCGAGACAGCGCCGCAATCTGTGCTGCCAGCCGCTTCGGTTCGTTGAGGGGCAGGTCGTAGAGAGTATCGGTGATGCGGTCGTAGACCCGCAGCATCGAGTTGTTGCCTTCACGTAGCCAGTCGAGGACCGACAGTCGTGCTGCCAGCACACCGCGGATGCGTTCGATGAACGCTTCCTCGTGCTCGTCGGTCGACGCCATCTTGCTGAGGATCATGCCGACGTTGACGGTGCGGTGGACGCGCTGGATGTCCTCGACGTAGGCCTGCTGCTCCGCCGTATCGCGGACGTAGACGCCCCACTTGGAAGCGCGGTTGGTCAGCTGGCTGACGTCGAGCGGGTCGATGCCGACCATCTCCGACAAGGCGCGTTCGGCCGCCCACTTGTAGGGCAGCTGGTAGTTCGACGGGTCGCGCAGCGCCGTCTGCACCGTGTTGAGGCCGAACGCCTTCATCGCGTCGTCCGGATCGATCTTGTCCTGGCCCGGGATGGTGAACGCCGCCGGCCAGGTGAAGATGCGCAGCCCCAGGTGGAAGGTCTTCTCCAGCACGCTCTTCACGAACTCGTTGCCGCCGGGATCGTTGTCACCGACGATGTAGGCGATCTCGAAGCCGAACTCCTTGAGGTAGTCGAGCCCGTCGATGGCCCCGCCGCCGCCGCTGAAGCAGACGAAGCCGATGTTGAGCGGCAGGGTGTTGAACTGCTGCGCCGCGATGCTGAGCATGTCGAACTCGCCCTCGACGACGACGCAGCTCTTCTGCGTCTGGGCATCGATCAGGCGCCCGTAGGGCGGGCAGCCGTAGAGCCCAAACATGCCGCGGCGGTCTTCGGTCTCATCCTTGACCCACTGCACCAGCTTGGCATCCTCGGTGCTGAAGATGCCGTTCGGCAGCAGCGTCGGCACCGCCCGGATCTTGACGTGGCTCGGGAGGTCGGGCGTGTCGCCGGTGAAGTACAGCACCGCGCCCTGCCACAAGCTGGGGTTGGTGAAGAAGGAGTCGAGGTACTCCTTGGCCAGCTCCCACATCTGGTCCTTGTCGAGGTTCTCCTTCTCGGCCCGGTCCTTGAGGAGCTGCTCCAGCTCCATCGACGGCAGCAGCATGCCGATGGGCAGCTCGGCGTACCAGTTCGGCGCCGAGCGCGGGATGCCACGGTAGTCGAGGTATCGCACCGTGCGCGCGGCGTAGCCATAGCGCGGGTCACTCGACGCGGCGTCGTAGCCGACCCGGTCGTAGAGCTGCGCCACCGCGCACAACTCGGCGTTGCTGACCAGGTGCAGCAGCCGCTTCATGGTGCGGCGCCGCCACTGCACGCTGAGCCCGTTGATGACCTTGGCGGGGAAATCCTTGAGCCCGTAGGTGTCCTTCAGATCGACCATGGCGTCGACGTAGGTCGTCGCCTTGCCGGCCTTGGTCTTCAACGCCGCCACGAAGGTGATGGGGTTCCAGAAGAACGCCTTGCACCCGAAGCACTTGGCGTAGTGCTTCTCGAAGTCGATGGTGAACGACGGGGACTTCTCGTCGTGGAAGGGGCACAGGCCCATGATGCGCGGCCCCTTGCGCACCCAGTTGTACGCTCCAGCCGCGTTCTTCACGTAGCCGAGCCACTGGTCGGGCGTGATGTCGTTCCAGACGCGCTTGATCGAAGCGACGCCGATCCTCTTCAGGGTCTGCGGATCCGTAGGCCCCGTGTTCTTCTTCCCAGGCATGCACCCTCCTGGCGCGGAGGTGCCCCCTTAGCGAAGCGGTATCACTTCGTCATGGCCGGGCACGATGGTTGGTAGCCACACGACTTGCACCGCCAGCACGATCGTGGTTCACCGATGGCGGCGGTCTCTGCTGCTTGGGTAAGGCAAGCTTCGATCTCTTCCCGGATACGTGTCCGCAGCACCGGCAACGGATACTCCGGTGCCCAGACGGTGCGATTACCTTGTTCATCCGGGTCCTTGCTCAGGTAGTGGAGTCCGGTGCGAATACCCTTGAGGTTCGGCCGCTGAGCATCTGCGAACAAGCTGTACAGCTTCAGCTGATGAGCATGTCGATCTACTGGCAACGGCAGCCCGGTCTTGTGGTCGAGGATGACCGCGATGGGATGTCGCGTGTAAATGAGAAGGTCGATGCGACCGCGTACCAGGGCGTCAGGCGACTTGTAGCCCGTGAGCGTGAAGTCGTCCTTCAACGCAATCTCGGCTTCGAACAGCATCTCCTGAGTCCCGTGAACTTGGTTGAAACGCTCCACCCAGGCAATGAAGTCCTTCACGGCGTTCCGGAAGGTACGCACCCGCAACGCCATCTCGTGCGTCAGTTCGTAGGAATCCAAGGCTTGCTGCAGAGCTCGATCGACGCTCACCTTTCCCTGCAAGGACCATTCGAGAATGTGGTGAACCGCTGAACCTACGGTCATCGCTTCAGAGGAGGCCACCAGCTCTTTCTCGTGCAGGACGTGCTTCTGGCGAAAAGCGAAAGGACAGTCCAGCGCCAAGTCGAGCATCGACGGTGACCAGGGCGCCAATTTTCGCGCGGCAGCAGATACAGACATGACGGCCTCCACAGGAATACATACACCGGTGGACGTCGTGCCGAGTCGCGAGCAGCAAGGCACGACGTTCACCGGCTCCGGAGCTAGAAGCCCTTCGTCACGTCGGGATTGTCACCGCCCGGGATGCTCGGGCTGCTGATGCCCAGCCCGGCCATGTCGACGTTCTCGTCGACTGCCGAAGCCTGGGGACCACGGTTCATGGTGGTCTGCCAGTGCTGCTTGAGGAACGCCTGACGCTCGCCGCGGAGCATCTGGTAGAGCGCCGCCGCCGATTCGCGGATGTGCGTGGGCGACGGTTGGTTCGCGGACGACACCGCGAAGATGTGGTAGTCCGGCCCCTTGTCGGAGCGCTGCACGGACGTCTCCAGGCTCAGCCAGCGGTCCCAGATGGCGTCGCCTTCGCTGGCCAGCTGGTTCACGCGGCTACCGGCCTTGCGACTCGACTTGGCGAACTCGAGCTTGTACAGCCGCAGGTTCTGCGCGAGGACGATGTACGTCAGGACGTTGTCGCAGTCCGTCTTCTTCCCGGTGTTGTTCTTGCCCATCGGCAGGTACTGGCACTTCATGCAGTCCCCGAACATGGTGCCGAGCTTCGCGTCGAACGCGACGCACACCGGGCGGCCGAGCGTACCGTCCTGCGGGAACATCCGGTTCATCTCGAACCCGTAGAGCGGCACGAAGCGGAAGGGCTTGTCCACCTTCGAACCGAACGAGGTGTAGAGGTCCCCATTCTGGCAGCCCTCGGGACGCTGCTTCGAAACCGCCTGGAGAATCCACACAGTCGGGACCACGAACCCCTTGGCCATCTCCTCCAACCCCTCCTTCATGGGATTGACGGAGCGTAGCAGGGAGTGGATCTGCTCCTGCTCGGCACCGCTGTACTTCGCAGCGATCGCCTGCAGCTGCGCCATCGCGGTGTCCTTCGCCGCGGTGAACGCTTCCATGTAGGCATCCTTGGAGGGCGCGACGACCAGCGCTTGATCGCCATTGCCACCGGCGTCCGGCGCGGCTGACACCTCAGCGACGGGCACATCGATTGGTGGTGAAGTTGCGGACTGCGGAGTAGACGGAGTTGACGTCGTGTCTTTGGACTTTGGCATCTTGAGTCTCCTTGTTGAGAAGGACCTCACGTTACCGTTGTGGCACCAACAGCGTCAAGCGAATCCTCTTTACGGGAAGAGGACTTCTCACGGCCGTAAAGCCGTGATACGCTTGAACAACGCCATGCAGACTGAAGACCGTACCTGCGAACAATACTTCCAGGAAGTTGGCCGCACTCAGATGCCCCGCAACGCCGAGGAGGAACGGCTCCTCTTCGAACGCTACTTGAACTCCCAAGATGCGGAAGCACGGCGGCGTTTAGTCGAGGGTGGACTCCGGTTCGTCATCAAGACTGCTCGGCAGTACTGCCACGGTGACGCTGAGTTCTTGAAGACGCTCATCCAGGCTGGCAACGTCGGCTTGCTGATTGCAGTCGATCGCTACCGGCCTTGGGTGATCCGCTGCCACCACTGCAACAAGCAATGCTACGTTGCCGCCCCCCAGGGACAAAGTTGTACCGGCTGTGGCCGGGCGCTCCGTGCCCGAGAAGCTCAGCACTACACGACCCGCTTCCTCACCTATGCCGCATGGTGGATCTCAGAATCCATCCGCGCTGAGCTCTACAGTGCCAGCACCGTTTACGTGCCGCCCTACAAACAGAAAGCGCATCACCGTGCGCGCCAAGCCGGTCAGGAAGCGGGCTTCGTCTACGTCTCCTACGATGTCAGTGATGATCACACCCGTGCAGTAGCCGCGCAAGAAAACGACGAAGCCATCGTCACGAACAACGACGCCCGCCAACTCATCTACGCCCAGCTGTGCAGCTTGCCCGATCGGCAAGCCTTTGTCCTCATCGCCTACTTCGGTCTGCGGGAGGACGCCAAGACGCTGCGAGAGATATCGCGGCGTCTTGGCGTATCCTCGGAACGAGTACGACAGATCAAGGTGAAGGCACTGGAGGACCTGCGGGATCGACTGGAGCAGCGGCGGCTCCACGCCACCGACGACGCGTTGCTGAACTAGAACTCGTCGCGGAAGCCGGCCATCCACTCGAGCGTCGAAGTGACGCCCTTGAGGTACTGCCGCCGCTCTTCGGACTGGGCGCGATCGTAGCGCTCGTAGGCCAGCTCGAGGCCTTCGCGCACTTCGCGGCTGCCCTTGACCTCGATCTTCTTGATGCCGCGCAGCCGCTCGAGCGCCTTGTCGAGACCCTGACGAACGACATTGGGCGCCTCGTTGGCATCGGCCGCCGCTGGCCGACCCAGCGGCTTGCCACTCTTCGCCTGCCGCCGCTCGTGCCGCGACTTCTCGGCCGTCCGGGCGATGTCCTTGCGGTCCACCTCGCCCTTGAGGAAGGCGTGGAACTTCTCCAGCTGCTTCTTCGGATCGGTGATGTCGAGCAGCTCGCGCGCATCGGTGAACTTGAGCTTGCCCTGGCGGAGCGCCTCTTGGATGGGCGCGACCAGATTGAGCAGATCGAGCCGCTGACTGATGTAGCCCTCGGTCACGTGCCAGCGCTGCGCCAGCACCTTGCCATTGATGACGGTGTCCACGCGCTCGCCGGGGAAACGCACGCTCTTGCCGAGGAGGCTCTTGATGACTTCGGCTTCTTCCATCGGGTTAAGCCGCTCCGCCTGCCGGTTCTCGTCCGCCCGCACGAAGAGGATGGTCGTCTCGTCGTTGTTGAAGACCTTCACGGGTACCGTGGCGAGACCCCCCAGCTTGGCGGCACGTAGCCGGCGCTCACCGGCGATCAGATGGTACTTGCCGTCCACGGTCTTGTACACCGACAGCGGGTTGATGATGCCGATGTGCTTGAGGCTGCCCGACAGTGATGCCAGGCGCTCGCGGTTGAAATCCTGCCGCGGGTTCCGGCCCCCATCGACGACGATGTCGCCGACTTTCACCTGGATCTGCGTACCGATCTCGGAGGTATCGAGCTTCTGGGTCGGCGGCTTCTTCTCGTCGGGCTTCTTCTCGTCGGGCTTCTTCTCGTCGAGCTTCTTCTCGTCGAGCTTCTTGGGCTCGGGCTTCTTGCCGTCGGACTTGGCTTCGGACTTGCCGTTGCCGCCGACGGTGGTGCCATCCGGCATTTCGATGGAGATGATCTTCTTGGGAGCATCGGATTTTTCGGTCGTTGGCATGTTGAGTCTCCTTGTTAGGGGTGCTGCGCACTGTAACGCAAACAAAAGGGCGCAAGCAACATCAACGTGCTGATTGCTGGGACGAGGGTGTAGCCGATTCGGTGACCGGGGGTACGACCCGGAGATCCGGCCGACTTTCCGTCGGTGGAACCGGTGTTTCCGCGGCGGCAACTGGGGACAACTGGTGCTGGACCTCCGTCGACGTGCGCTGCAGCGCCGCCAGCAGATTGGCCACGATGGCCAACCCCTTCAGCTGCGGTACGGCGGCGGACACGCCGGTCACCAGTGCCGTACCAATGCCGAAGATCGACACCAGCCGATCACGGTCGAGATGCCAGCGCGGCTTGGTCATCCGCGCCAACGCTACCGAGAAATTGTGGACAGCGTCGAGGATGCGCTCGAAGCGCGTCATGGACATGTAGACCTCCTCGAAGGCGGTTAGAGGTGGGGAATTCGATGAGCGAAAGAAAACGAATCAGCCTTCGCGCAGGAAAGTCTCAACCCGGGCGAGATCGATGTACTTCAACCCGGTGCGACGCAGAGGCTTGCCCTCCAGCACGTCACCGATGAGGAAGAAGAATTCGATGGCGATCTCCTGCACGTCGACATCCAGCCGGTTGTAGCAACAGGCGTGCACTGCGTTGATGAGCCGATAGCGCTGAATCAGCTCGTGGGTAAGCTTATCGGGTAGCCGCTCACGCGGCGTTCGACTACGGGACCGAACGCGCGCCATGTCAGTCCAACGGACGAACAGTGCCGGGCTCGAACGGAGCCGTGCCGTGCGTCGGGCACTGGGGCACGTTGACATCCTCGCTGGGGACAAGCTTCTCATCACACCAGGGACAGATTCCGGCGAACAACGCAGCTTGTCGCTTCATCGCGTCTTCGTCGACTGCCAGCTTCTCCATGGCCACCGCCTCCGTATCGAACAGGGCGCGGGTCTTGCTCTTGGTGCGCCCCAGGAGATAGTACCGCCATTTGCCCGCCGCGGCATTGACACAGACGCGTCCGATGAACCAACCCGCATTCCGCAGATCAGAGACTCGCCCGGTGTACTTGAAGGCGAGCTTGACTAGCTCCTCAGTCAGAACCCCGTGGTGCGCACGATACATCAACAACCACAGCATCCTCTGACACTGCGATCGTACCCGCTGGTGGATAGCCGTAACTACTTCTTCGGCTTGCCCCCGTGCCTCGATCCACCGCTGGACGTTGATGTCGATGCCGCCGAAGTCTCGGTCGAGTTCGGCCCCTCGACGGGGACCTCGCCGGACGACCGGGTCTTCCGCGGCGCGCGTGAGGAAGGGTCGATGTCCCGGAAAACGGCCTCGAGCGAATGCTCGATGGTCGTTTTGCAGTTCGCGTCACAGACGTGGTTGGTGCTGCGGATGGTGCCCTTGAAGATAACGATGAGGTCGGGCAGCGCATGAACGTGCGTCTCGGCCTCTTTCTTGAGCATCTCGAAGTTCACCTGTCGTTGCTGCTCCGCCGTCTGCAGCGGTTCGACGTCCGTGTGCTCGATCTCTTTGGGTGCCTCCCGCTTGCAGCGGTCGCACCGGTCCGTGATGATGACCTTCATGTGGTGGTCTCCTTCCTGCTGGTGTGGTGCCTTTACCTGGTAAAGCTACTCGATGGCCCGACAGTTCGGACAGAACAACCGGGGTCGTCCATCACCATCGTAGATCATGTTTTCCCGTGTCGCGACGTCCCACGCGAAGTGCCAGCCACACTGGCACACCGCTTCCCCGAAACCGCCTTCATCGAAGATGAGGCGCAGCGGTGACGGTCGCTGATGCAACTCACGGGTGTACGACCCAGAGATGTACGGTGCTGGCAACATGTAGAGCGCGTTCTCATACCACAGATCAGCCGCGTTGTGTTTGCGCAGCTTCGATGAACATGCCCGTGCTCATCGCTTCCTCCCGCGGCAGAGGTGCCAGAAGCCGCACCACTTCTCGCTGCACACCCAGGCTGATGGGTCACACGGCGGAAAGACGCCGGCGCTGATGGCCTCGGCGACGCCCCGCACGATCTCCTCCAGCCAAAGGTAGTCCTGCGGCGTCCGCAGCGCGCGGATGCGCTTGAGGGTCGGGGTCTTCTGCCGCAGCAGCTGGTCGAACCGGACCGCCGGAATCTTCTCGGCATAGGAGTAGATGGTCAGTTGCAACGACCCGTCGACGTCGCCCTGCGAGAAGCTCTTGGCCTTGGTCTTGAAGTCGACGATGACGGTGCGCATTGCCTCGGGGATAGTCACGCCTTTCTGCCGCATGACGACCACTTCGCGGGGCGAAGACACGATGGTGGGGTCATTGGTGTCGATCAGGTCGACGAACCCTATGACCGGTACCCCGGCGATGAGAATGCTGAACTGCTTCTCGATGCCCCGTACTTCGCCGTTCACCGTCTTGATGATCTGCGGCCGGACCAGCGGTGCGAACTTGAGGTTATACAGTCGCACGAGCGCCAGGCCGGCGTCCTTTACTGCCCCGGGCGTAGATGCGTCCTTCTCCCATTCTTCCTTGGGAACTTCCGCCACGGCCTTGTCGAAAGAGTCGGAGAACGCCGCCGTGACTATTGACTCAGACGCCGGGACACCGGTATCGACGATGGCGTGGTGAGTCGTCTCCAGCGCCTTGTGCGTACCCTTGCCCAAGGTGAGCGCCACGCCCGGCGGTCGAACGGTATCCTTGATGTAGCGGAAGTAGTACTGGCGCGGGCAGCGCAGATACATATCGATCTGCGTCGCGGAGAGCGCCTTCTTGGGGAGGTGTAGCGGCTTCGGCAACGCCGCTGCCGCCTGGGTGAAGGCGTCGAGCTGCGCCAACATCGCTGGCGTGGGTTCGAAGTCCTCGACGAGGGGGTTGTCGGAATCGGCCATGGTACTCCTCTTGTACCAGCATCACCGCCGTGGTTTGCCCGTCGGTGGACGCTGGTTCCGTTCATGGGCCAGCTGCGCTTCCAGTTGCCGGCTAGCCGCGACCAGACTGGACATACCTTCCGCTTCGGTGCGGGAGTTGGCACCCCGAGCGTGGCTCTCGACTTCTCCAGGCGGGTCCATTGACTCACCCAGATCCGGGTCGAGCGGTGGCACCGGCGTCAAGGCGGTGACATTCGGTGAAGGTTGTGCCGCGGGTGGCGGGTCATACACCCCCGCTAGCGACAGCACCGGTCCCTGGCCCAGACGCACGCCACACTGCGGACAATGATCCGGCAGGTCCGTCGACGCGCACTCGATGTGCGCCTCGAATTCACCGGGGTGACCCTTGCGCGGCTTGAAGACGATCGGAGAAGCCGGCTTGACTCCGCGCATAGCCAGCAACTTCGTGGCGTACTCAACGATGTCGGTGTGTCGCAGAATAAGGATGTGGTCCATGGGACGTCTCCTTCTCAGGTGAGCGGTGAGGCTTTCGCTATCGGACGAGCCAACCCGCGAGGATAGATGCATTCGTCGTCGAATGGCATGATGTCGCGCACCAGACAGGACGCGGCGTGCTCACAGGCCGGGCAGGTGATAGCCGCGATGAGCGCCTCCGAAACATCGTGCTTGGTGCGCAGTGCCCGGAGTACCGCTTCGTCAATGGTACCGGCGGCGATCAAGCGAAAGATGGTCGTGTCGCGTTCCTGGCCTAGGCGGTGATTGCGGTCCTTCGACTGCTCGTAGTCGCCTAGCTTCCAGGGCAACGTGTAGTAGACCATGTAGTTGGCGGCGTTCAGCGTGATGCCGACGCCCGTCGAGACCTGCCCGAGGTAGACCCGACACGTCGGATCCGTGTTGAACTTCTCGGCCAGCGCCGCCGTTCCACCACCGGTACTGCCATCGACACGAACATGACCGAGGTGCTGATCCTCCAGCAGCTTCTCGATCAGGTCGAGCTCGGCCGCGTACTGCCCCCAGATGATGACCTTGTTAGCGGTGTCTTCGAGAATCTCCTCGAGAAGTTCCCGTAGCGCATCGAGCTTGGCGTTCTCCGGGAAGAACTCAACCAGCCGCGGGGAGGGCGACGGATGCTTCACGCAGCGACTGGTATGTGGCTTGATGTTGTCCTGCACACAGGTGTGCAGGTATTCGCAGTCATCGCAGGCCCGGGCCTCAGCCTCGGAGCGTACGTAGACGAAACCCGCCGCGATCTGCAGCAACTTGTTGAGCAGCGTTGCCACGTGCGGAATGTCGAGTAGCCGCCCCGCTCCGATGAGCAGCTGCTTCTGGATCTGCGAAAGCAGATCCTGGTACTCCGTGGACAGCGTCAGTTCGCGGTAGAGCGTCCGTGCGCGCCCGTACAACTGCACCGTCCGGTCGATGGTCACCTGCTTCGGCAGATCGAGGCAAGCTTCCTTGGTGCGCCGCAGTGCTACCAGGCTGGTACGGGCGTGCAGCCCGTCGAGGTTCTTGTAGCCCACCACGATGTGCTTGTTCGACTTGGCTGTGACACAGTAGGTCTGCTTGAACTTCCAGAACTCTTCCGCAGCGTAGGCCGGCGAGAGGAGGCGCAGCTGCGACCACATGTCGCGCGGGTCGCCCATCGACGGTGTCCCCGACATGATCACGCGCCGCGCCGCCTTCTGTGACAGCTCCAGCATCGTCAAGGTGCGGGTAGCTTCATGGGACTTAACGTAGTGCGACTCGTCGGCCACCATCGCCGTGTAGGGCAGCTTCGCAATCACTTCCGGGAAACGCACCAAGGTGTCGTAGGACAGCACGACACCCTGGTAGCCTGACGTCTTGAGCAGCTGTTGCTCACGCTCGACCAGCGTCTCCGCGTCGATGATGCAGAACTCCTGGTTGATACCGTGAACCTGCAGCTCGCGTGCCCAGACCGAGACGACAATCTTGGGGCAGACCACCAGCGGCCAGCACCGCACCGCGCGCTGCCAATCGATGACGATCTTGGTCTTGCCCAAGCCACAGGCGTAGAACAGCGCCGCCCGCCAGTAGTAGATGAGGTGAGTCAACCCATCCAGCTGGTGCTGGTAGGGCTTCGTCTTGAACGTGAAGCCGTCTGGCAGCACCTGATCTTCGTGTTGCTTTCGCAACTGTTGTAGCGTCGTGATGGCTTGCTGTGCCGCTGGCGAGAAGACCACCGGTAGCTTCAAGGCGCGCATGTCCTTGAGGACGATCTCGGCGGCGGGCAGGAACGCCGGGTAGTACCACATCTGATTCTGCCACAGCGCCCCGAACACTTTCATGAAGCGAATGTCTGCCGCAGCCACCACGAAGACCGGCGTTCCTCCGAGCGACGTAATCTTTACCTCGTAAACTGGTCCCGGCATCGTGTTTATCTCCCCGACAGTCTACGAGATGACACGCTTGAGGTCCAGCCCGCAGAAGTTGCACCAGATGCGGTACTCCTGGTTCATGATCTGCTGCTTGGCGTGGAAAACGCTCTCGACATGGAGGTCGTAGTTACGCGCGAAACCCCCGGTGATGTTGTTGCAGCGGGGACACCGCACCATCATGCTCTTGTCACCGTCGTCGATCGAGATCGGTTCCACCGGGATGAAGTCGTCGTGATGCTCGAGCAGTTGCCACGCCAACATGCACAACGTACTCATCGGCGGCGCCGTGTGCCACTCCCGTGCCCGGGCTTCACACTTGGGGGTATTGAACACCGGCGTTCCCGCGCAGGTCAGGCTCTCCGAACAGTGCATACAGTCAACGACCGTACGTAGCCGCAGACATTCATCGGCGACGCTGCACAGCAAACAGACATCACGGTTGTACTCTTGGGTCACGTGGCTTATCCTCCGAGCATGAGCTTCGCTGGCGATCCCTACTCGAGTGACGTCGAAGCGCTCTTCAGGCACAATACAACGCATCCTAACCCAATGTTCGACTTCCTGACGGGCTTCGTGCCCCGACGGTTGCGCGACCTCTTCATCTGGATGGAGTACCTCTACTACAACTCCGCGCAGATCTTCGCCGGCCTCAAGAAGTTCTGCGAGTACCCCATCACTGACTTCACCTACGACACCACCAACGAGAACCTGAAGGACCGCGTCAAGCACCTCGTCGAACAGACGCTGCGCCTGAAGGAATTCCTGATGGTCGTCGGGCGCGACTACTGGATCTACGGCAACGCCTTCGTTTCCGTGTACCAGCCCTTCGCGCGGTTCCTCAAGTGCCCCGAGTGCGGCAAAATGGTGGGCATCGAGCACGTCAACTACCGCTTCCGCTTCATGAAGCTCGGCTTCGAGTACACCTGCCGCCAGTGCAAGAACACCGTCGAGGGTCGCGTCATCGACCGCCGCCTGACCGATCCCAACCGCATCAACCTGGTGCGCTGGGACCCGAAGCAGATGGACGTCGACTTCAACCCGGTCAGCGGCGAGGCCGTCTACTACCACTCGGTTCCCGCCGAGATCAAGGACCGCATCCGCAAGGGCAACAAGCTGCTGCTCAACTCGCTGCCGTTGGCCTACATCAAGGCCGCCCGCGACAACAAGATGTTCCGCTTCGCCGACGACTACATCTTCCACATGAAGGTGCCGCCGCCGGCCGGCATCACCCAGCAGTGGGGCTTCCCCCCGCTCACCAGCGCCATCAAGCTCTTCTTCTACGCCGCGGTGCTGCGCAAGGCCAACGAAGCCATCGCCCTCGATCACCTGGTGCCGTTCCGCGTCGTGTCCCCGGCCCAGGCGACCAGCGGCGCTGACCCCATCATGACCATCTCGCTGGCCAACATGTTCGAGCAATTCAAGGGCGGCATCCGTCGTTGGCGCCGTGACCCGCTCACCATCATGTTCGCGCCAGTGCCCGTTCAGCTCACCCAGATGGGCGGCGACGGCCGTGCCTTGCTCACGCTTGGCGAAGTGCAGCAGGTCGAAGACAACATCATCGCCGCCATGGGCATCCCGCGCGAGTTCATCTACGGCGGCATGAGCTTCACCGGATCAGCGATCACCCTCCGGATGTTGGAGAACCAGCTGCTCACCTACACCGGGGCGCTGGACGAGCTGGCGCAGTGGATCACCGACCGCTGCTGTCGCATCCTCGGCTGGGGCAAGGTCGATCTCGAGCTGCAGGAGTTCAAGCTCATCGACGACGTGCAGCAGAAGCAGCTCATCATGCAGCTCAACCAGGGCGGCCAGCAGATCATCTCGAACACCACCATCGCCGAGATGAACGACTTCGACCTCGACAAGGAACGTGAACGACGCATGGAGGAAGCCCTCGACGAGGTGCGCTTCCAGCAGACGCTGCAACTCAAGGTGCAGAAGCTGCAGCAATCCCTGGCACAGAAGACCCAGCAAGAAGCGCTGCGCAGTGGTCCCGGCATGAACTACGATCAGCAGCAAGTCATCGCCCAGGCCGACCAGCTGGTGGAACAACTCCTGGGACTCGATCCGGGTACCCGCAAGAGCCAGCTGCATGCTCTCCAGGTCGAAGACTTCGTCCTCTACTCCGTCGTGGTCCAGCGGTTGGAAGAACGGCAATTGGCCGCCGCCCAGCAGGGCAAGACTCAAGCACGCGGCGGCTGACGCTTTACCGCGTAAAGAAGGCGGAGGAACATCATCATGGCACGTAGCAGCGACAACGAAAGCGTCGCCTCCACGATGCGGCGCGCGCAGGAGCTGCCAGACGACACTGGCGGCGCCAGCGTCCCCCTCACCGGATTGTTCCAGAACTTCCCGGTGCCGCCGGACGAACCGATGGTGGGTGATACACCAACGCGGCAGCCCCGAGGTCAGACCGAAGACCTGCTCCCGGGGCTGCCGAAGTACGACAAGATGCGTACCCACCTGCGTCGCTTCATCATCGGGCAGCGCCTGGTGGGCGACGATGAACGCGGCCGACCCAACTACGTCGACCAGGACGATTCCCAGGCCTACGAGACCTTGATGGACGACATCCTGCAAGCCAAGGCCGCGTTGCGCTGGGAGGAGAAACAGCATTTGAAGGACGGCACGCTGGTCATTTCCGTCTGCTACTTCACCCAGCAAAACCCGCCAGCACCACCGCCGTCGGAGGATGAGCCGCCGCTGGCCGGCGTCTCGGCGACCTAAGTAGCTCCCGTCCGCTCAGACGAGGAGCAACAGCAACATCACGATCGCCATATGTCCTTTCTCGCCCGGGTTCACGCCTCGGGCGTCTCGGCGGGAACGGTGATCGTCTGGAGCTCCGGCGCCGGCACGGACATCGACGTCTCCGGCTCCGGCGTCGGCGCCGGCGTCACCGGCGGCTTCGCCAGCGCCGCCTGCAACTTCTCGCGCATGCTGCCCCCGCGGAAGGGCCGCCGCGCGCTGCCACGTCCGTGGTTGTTCGTGTGCGGCTGGTCGGTCATCGCCGGCGCCGTCCGGCCCAGCGTGCGACAGTTCACGCAGCGCTGGTGCGGCGTGAACGTCTTGCCGGACCAGGGCTGACCCGCGATCGGCAGCAGCTCGTACTTGATGACCGAGGTCGCAGCCTGCTCGACGTTGGTGCGCGCCGCGCGCCCACACGCCGGGTTGATGCAGATGCGACTGCAGACCGGCTGCTGCCGCTCCGCCCGCAGCATGTCGGTGAAGACCTGCTCACTCGTATAGTCGAGCTTGCCCGCCGCCTGGAGCTGCTCACGCAGCACCTCACCCCGGTAGACGCGCATGATGTAGCGCAAGTTGTCCAGCGTCTGGTAGGGGATGAACACCTTGACCAGTGCATTCCGGACCACCATCGGCACCCGGTGCGGATCGTACGACTCCGTCTTCAGCTCGGGGTCGAACGGGAACACCGAGGACGAGGACCACTGGTGCTCCATCGCCGTGGCCACCGCGAGCACCGTGTCCGTGGAGATGCTGATGCCTTCGCGCACCAGCTCTGCCACGAACTCGGGGATCTCGGTGTGGGCGCGCGCCCCGTAGGCGCGCAGACACTGGTTGGTCGAGAGTTTCTTCCCGTGCTTGTCACGCGCGTTGTTGTGCACGAACTCGTCATCTTCGGACAACAAGCCCATCGTGATCAGGTCTCTCTTTTCGAACATGGAGTCCCCTTTCTCTCGTAGCGCTAGGAAAAATGAGACAGGATTGACGACCGTCGCGAGCCTCCCCGCATGATCGGGGAGGTCAGAAGGGAGGGGTTCAACACCTTCTTATACCGGGCGTAGCGGTACTTTTCGGAGAGCTGCTGGTCTATACTTGCTGCGCGATGGCCTTGACTCCTGTTCTCATCGACGCCGCCACGCGTCGCACCCAGATCCACGAGAAAGCGACCGATGGAATCCGCCGCGTATTCCCGCTCGCGCTTCGAGATCATCGCGTCGAAGTCGAAGACCTACACGTAGTCCCGAAGGAGTACTCCTCCCGCGAACAGAAAGACGCACTGCTGCAGGGACACACACTGCAGGAGCCGCTCAAGGGATCACTGATCCTCAAAGACGCTACGGGAAAGACCGTCCAGCGCAAGGACGACATCACGCTAGCACAGCTGCCGTGGTTCACGCCGCGGCACACGTTCATCGTGGACGGCAACGAGTACTCGGTAGCGAACCAACGCCGGGTCCGCCCCGGCGTGTACACCCGCGTGCGGGGCAACGAAGAGCTCGAAGCTGCCTTTAACCTGGGTCGCGGTGACAACTTCCGTCTCAGCATGGACCCCGCCAAGGGTCACCTCTACATGCAATACGGGACGACCAACATCCCGCTCTACCCCATTCTGCGCAAGCTCGGCGTCCCCGAGACGGAGCTTAATCGCGCCTGGGGTAGTGGGGTCGTCGCCCAGAATCGCAGCATGTTCTCTGGTACGCCGGCGAAGGCCGACAAGGCAATGGATAAGCTCTACGAGCGACTAGTGCCGGAGTACCGCCGCACGCACCACACGCAGGAAGCCAAAGCCGACGCCATCCACGAGAGCTACAACAACACGGTGCTGGACCCCGACGTCACATCTCGGACCCTAGGGGAACCTTTCACACATGTGACGCCAGCCGCGCTTGTTAAAGCTTCGAAGAAGTTGCTCGACGTTCACCGTGAAGGCGTCGACACCGACGACCGCGACAGCCTCGCCTTCCAACAACTGCTGAGCGCCGACGACTTCGTGCGGGAACGCATCATGCTGGAGGGGCGCAACCTGGCCAAGAA